GTACAGTCCCCCACAGAACTATTTTTCGAAAAACCGTGAAAGGAACCCCCATGCCGAATAAGAGACCAGGATTATATGCGAACATCCATGCTAAGAAGAAGCGTATTGCTGAAGGATCTGGCGAGAAGATGCGTAAGGTAGGCTCTAAGGGCGCTCCTACTGCGTCTGCGTTTAAACAGGCTGCTAAGAAGCGTATGCGTAAGTCTTATGGCTGATGTGCCTACTGATGCTGTGACTATCTGGGAGGTGTTTCCTGATGGTCTGCGTGTTTATGCGGATGGGAAGCTTGTCGGTTTGATACCTCACGATAAGTTTCCCTATCTCATAGAGGATCTAGCTGGTGGTCTTCTGATGAAGTCTCGTGGAGAATATCTATTGTAATATCGTTTGCTAGGCGATATCGTTATCCTTACTGCAACATGATATAGGAGATAAACATGAGCAAGCGATTTAGTGTTGTGCAAGCCAAAGAAGTACCTGGTCGGGATAAGCCTGTCTGGTTGCGTCATGGTATTGCCTTCCAAGGCGATAAGGGAATTAGCATTAAGCTTGAGAGCTTACCGCTTCCTAACAAGGATGGTGAGGTTTGGCTCAAATTGTTTGAGGATGATGGTTCACGTCCCCAGCAATCTTCACCGGCTGCTGCGCCCTTGGACGATTCGATTCCGTTCTAATGTCTAGGAAAAAAGAGGATAAGATAAAACCTATCCCGCCTGTTGGTCGGTTCGGTGGTGCGCGAGTGTTGCAGCGCCGGATCGGTCGATCGGAGACCTTGGCTCAGAACAAGGAAGCTGTTGCGACTGAATTGATTGCGATGGGTACGGCCCGTATTACTGATATCATAGATCTGCATACTGGTGCTGTTAAGCCTATTGAGGAGATCCCTGATGAGGCTCTGGCTGCGATTAAGAAGGTTACGGTCGGTCAGTATGGCACAACCATTGAGCTATTCGACAAGGTGAGTGTTCTGCGTGTCTTAGCTAAAGCGAGTGGATTGCTAGATGTTGAGAGCAATGTGGACAAGCCTTCGATCATTGGGATCAATATGAAGGGTCCGGATATGTCTACGGGCTATGAGGTTGAAGATGAGTAGCATTCCAAGCATGAACCTGGACTTTTCTAAGTCTGCTACGGTTTGGAAGTTTCTGCATGACAAGTCTTTTGTTCGTGGCCTGATGGGTCCAGTTGGATCTGGGAAGTCTTACGGCTGTGCTGCTGAGATAATGCTCAAGGCTGTGCAGCAAAAGCCTTCTCCGCGTGACGGTATCCGGTATTCTCGGTTTGTTATCGTTCGCAACACCTATCCGGAGCTACGCACTACGACGATCAAGACGTGGCAGGAGTTGTTTCCGGAGGATGTATGGGGGTCAATGCGCTGGCAACCGCCAATTACCCACCACTTAAAGCTGCCAACACGCGATAACGCACCTGGAATTGACTGCGAAGTTATATTCATGGCTCTTTCTACGCCGCAAGATGTGCGAAAGCTGTTGTCACTTGAGCTTACCGGCGCGTGGGTGAACGAAGCTAGGGAGCTTCCGAAGGCTGTGATCGACGGATTGACTCACCGTGTGGGTCGTTATCCTACTAAATCAGACGGTGGTGCGTCTTGGTACGGCATTATCATGGACACCAACCCGCCAGATGCGGATCACTGGTGGCATGAGCTTGCTGAGAAGAACCCGATCGGTGGTCGCTTCCCGTGGACTTTTCATAGACAGCCTGGTGGTGTGCTTGAGGTCTCGGCAAAGGATCTGCCGGAAAACCCAGAAGCGAATGGATTTGTATTTTCTGGCGGTAAGTGGTGGATGGTTAATCCGTCTGCTGAGAACAAGACACATTTACCTGATGGCTATTACCAACAGATGCTGGGCGGCAAGAATGCCGATTGGATTCGCTGCTACGCTGAAGGCAAGTACACGTTTGTCCAAGAGGGCAGACCGGTGTGGCCTGAGTATGACGACGAAATGATGTCTACTGATGTGAAGTATGACCCACAATACCCGCTACAGATCGGCGTTGACTTTGGTTTAACACCGGCTGCTATCTTTGGGCAGCGAACATCCGGTGGTGCGTGGAAGATACTCGATGAGTTGGTCACGTTTGATATGGGCCTTGAGCGTTTCGGGCAGGAGTTAATAGCCAAGATCGCGGCAAGCTTTAATAAGGCTGAAGTCCAGATCTGGGGAGATCCTGCTGGTAACAAACGCGACGAGATCTATGAGGTTACAGCGTTCGATCACCTGCAATCTATTGGGTTTCGGGCGCAACCAACAGATAGCAACGCTTTCAATGTAAGACGTGAAGCTGCTGCCGCGCCTATGAACCGGCTGGTCGGTGGTAAGCCAGGTTTGCTTGTGAGCAAGAAGTGCTTGCGGTTGCGAAAATCTCTGAGCGGTGGCTATTTCTTCAAGCGTGTATCAATGGGCGCTGGGCAAGATCGCTTTAAAGACGCGCCGGTAAAGAATGAACACTCCCACTGTGGAGATGCTTTCGGTTATTTGATGCTGGGTGGTGGTGAGCAACGCAGATTGCGGCGTGGAACCTACGGAAATAGCTTTGCCGGTGGCCAAACATTCAGTGCCAGCACAGACTTCGACGTTTTCTGATGGCGCTGGTTCAACTCCCTCAAGTAAGAATGGCCCACGATGAGCATATCGTGCCGCTAACTTACGATCACCTTACCAGGATAAGGCTTAAAAAAGAGAACAGCGATTTCGTAGACGTGATTCCAAACTATATTGATTACATCTGGGACAATGCGGCAGTTGGAACAAGCTGGGCTGGTATCGGTAGGGGCAAGGTCATAGCAGCTTTTGGCATTAGACCATTCTGGGATGGCGTATCAGAGATGTGGTTGATCCCTGGACAAGAGATAGACCGCCATGCGATATCGGTTATAAGGGCTGCGCGTATGTTAAGCGATACTGCAATCGGAGATTATGACATAAGAAGGCTTCAAATGTGCGTAAACGTCAATAACGATACCGCATTTAGGTTTGCCAAAGCACTACGTTTTGAGGTAGAAAGTGTTATGAGAAAGTATGGTCCGGATGGGGCCGACTACTATATGATGGCGAGGTTTTAATATGAGCGGAATATTTGGCGGTGGATCTGCCCCAGCAAAGAAGCCAGCGGAAGTTCAAGCTGTAAGTAACGCATCTGCTGCTTCGGCTCGTTCTGAAGAACGGGCTGAGTCTGACGAGAGGACACAGATGAGGGGCGCTCAAAGACGCCGCCGTTTGCGCCGTACCGGTGGTTTGCGACTGTTGTTTTCTCCTGCTCGTATGGAGGGTCCGGATCAGCCAGCTACTACTACTAACTTGGGAGGTGGTCAGTAATGCTTTTTACCATCCTAAAGTTGGCGAGGGACACCGCGCAGATTAAAAGAAAATATAACAATGATGGATCGCCATACAGCCCCATTAGCCCTGTTAGTGTCAATCAGAGTTCAAGTGGAGCGGCTGCTAATCAAGCGATGATGGACAGCTTCAACAATGATATTCCTGCCAACTTACTTAACCGGCCCCCCGCCCCACGCGCTCCAACTGCTGCTGAGAAGCTTGCTGCTAAGAAAGCCGCAGAGCTTGCTGCTCGAAAGAAAAAGGGACAGGCTTTTCGCAAGAAGTATGAAGCTGCTGGGACTATGGCCAAGAAAATGAAACTTCTTTTTACCTAAGAGGCGTAACATGACTCAAATTAAATCTGACACTCGCATTCACAATCGCCCCAAGCCAGTGGTGGCAAAGGAAGCTGCGCCGGTAAAGGTAGCGGCTCCAAAGAAGTCTGCAAAGCCTAAAGCCAAGAAGTAATCTCATGGTTAAGAAGGCACATCAAAACGCTGCGGGTGGTCTTAATGAGGCTGGCCGTAAGCACTTTGAAAGAAAAGATGGGGGCAATCTAAAGGCTCCCGTCAAGACAGGGACCAATCCTCGGCGTGTTAGCTTTGCTGCTAGGTTCGCTGGTATGAAGGGACCGATGAAAGATGACAAGGGTGAACCCACCCGCAAGGCACTAGCTTTGAAAGCATGGGGTTTTGGATCTGTTGATGCAGCGCGTAACTTCGCTAACCGTCACAAAAAAGGATAAGTAAATGGCTCGGCTAAACGTAAAAGATATCATGGAGCGTGAGGCCAAGGCCCAATCCCGCAAGGATCAATGGCGCTCTATCTATGAGGATTGCTATGAGTTCGCTCTGCCGCAACGGAATATGTATGACGGCAACTATGATGGCGGCACAGCCGGTCAACGTAAGATGGGCCGTGTGTTTGATTCCACTGCTATCTCTGCAACGCAGCGTTTTGCCAACCGTATCCAAGC